GGTTTGATTCCTAAGTCTATTACTTTTTTAATGTGTGATTCTATTGAAGATATTGTTGTTTTTCCCATAGGAAATTCACGAATAATTAATTCACCTTCTAATCCAGAAGATATTTGTTCTACATCTTCTTTATGTTTTTCTAATTGATCAACAGATACACCTGTAAAAAATGCATCGTATCTTCTTCCAGTATATGATTCACTTAATTCTAACGTATAATGTATAACATTATATCCCATTTTAACAGCAAATCCACCTAAAGCAACTAGTGTCCATGATTTACCGCCTCCAGGATTACCAAAAATTAAACCTAAATCACCATTACCTAAACCACCTTGAACTAATTCATTAATTTCGGGCCAAGGGGTTGGAACAATTTTTCTATGGTCTTCACGGTAACGTGATTCTGTATCTTTTTTATATTCGTGGCCAATGTTTTTATCTTGTCCTGCTTTCATTGCTGATTCAATCATATATTTAATTGAGTCATAGTCACCAGCTTTAAGTAAGTCTACACTACTTAATAATGCTTTTTTTAGTTGTTGGTTTTTACAAAATGTTGAAAATTCACCTTGAACATACTCTAAATCTTCTATGTCTGCCCTATATGCTTCACGTAACTGTTCTTTAACAGATACTTTAAGTACTTCGTTATCTAACTTTTTCATTTCAACCTTTAAGATATCTATTGAAATAGTAGTGTGATATTTTTCGTAATATTGAATAATTTGATTAATTATCCATTTATGAGCAGGGTTGCTAAAATATTCATCGCTTAGTACATCGTTTATGTTTTGTAAAAATTCTTTATGTGTTAGTAAAGAAGATATTACTTTCATTTGGAACGAAGGTCCATAATCATCAATTGATTGGAGTGTCATTTTATAACTTTTATTTAAATTTAATAACTTATTGTTGGGATACCAACAATTCTTTGAAAATATCTTGAACCCAAAATTCAGTATTCCGAATTAAGTTTCCAATTTGATCTTCGTTGCACATTTCAACAAATGTATGAGGGAAAAAATTTAAATGAGTTGTTTCAACAAACTTATCTATAAACATTTTATCTTTATCACTCATCATAGGATTAGATAAATCCATAACTCTATATTTGTTTTCTAACAATGGTATATCATGTAATACTCGTGCATATACTACATGTTCTTTTAATTTAGCTTCAGCAATATCTATCAAATCATCTAATGATAAATTTTGTGTTGCTAATTCAGGAAATCGTTTAAATAATCCTTTAGGTCCTAACCCTTTAATGCCGGTAACTCCATCTGAGTTATCGCCCATTAATAGTTTATAGAGTAAAAAATTTGGTGGTGTTACGTTAAATTTTTCCTTTACAGTATCTGTTGTATAGTATTCTTTTTCAATAGGGCGATAAACAATTACTTTTTCAGTTACTAATTGTAAATAATCTTTATCGCTAGATACTATAAATACTCTATCTTCAGGTTTAGCAGGTAAAATATCGCTTAAGTAAGCAATAATATCATCGGCTTCTACTTGGGGTAAAGAAACTGTTTTAACAGGTAATGTTTTTAAATATTGAATAATACGAACAATTTGATCTATTTTAGAATCATCTTCTTCTTCTAAATTATCAAATAATTCATGTTTAGTTACCCGAGTTATATTTCTGTTTGACTTATATTCTGGAATAATATTTTTTCTATTATTAGATGAACCTATACCATCAAACACTACATAAACTTGTGTTGGTTGAAGGGTGCGAATTAAAGATCCTAAAGAGCGAAAAAATCCCCCTAAACCTCCAATATGGACTCCGTTTGAATTAACTGCATTAATTGCACTAAAATTTCTAAAGAAAAGGTTGAGTCCATCTATGAGCAAGTAGCGCTCTGATTGTGGCAGTTCGTCTCCGTTTTCTTGAATATTATTTAGGAGGTTTAAGAGGTCTTTTTTCATATTAATCTTCGTTTTCAAATAAATCTGGGGTAGGTGTTTTTTCATCCCATTCACTGTTGTCTTCTTGTACAGAATATGTACCTTGTCCTAAAATATCAGCCCATTCACTTACGTGTGCGTCTTTATATTTTTTAATAGCATTTGGATCATCTTTAATAAATCCATGTACTGTTGATACAATAGTTCCCATCGTAGTAATTCCATTGATGTGATTTTTGTCACAAGCAATTTTTGTACGCAATGCAAATTCAACTTTTTTCTTATCTTTAACAGCATTAATTTTTGAAGTACCAGCATTTGTAACATTTCCAAATGTTAAACAGAGTGAAACGTCATAATAAAACGTGTCTCCACCTTTATTTGTCATCCTAGGTTGTGACATAGGAGTTAAAGCCGGAGCAACACCTACTTTGTTTACAATAAACAAGCTATTCGTGTATTTTGAACTTTCCTTACGAGACATTACAATCTGTTGATTGATAAAATTACCGAATTGAGTTGCGATAGCTCCTGCGTTCCACATGGGATTGAACCAACTGAGTCCCAAATGAATAGTAGATCGTATGGTAAATTACCTTTTTTCTGTTCAGTTAATAAGTCAATAATAAAAGCCGCAATATCTTCAATTGAATTTAATGAGCTTCTATCTCGATAGATAAAAAAACCATTTTGATCAACAATTTCACCTGTTTCTTCATCAACTATATCATCAATTTCAAACCCCATTGTTTTCCAATGGTTCCAATCGTGTTTCATTTCGGTAACAATCAATACAGGTAATATTCCCATTTTTTGAGCATTAACTGCTACTTCAATAGTCATAGTAGATTTACCTGTATTGCTTTTACCTCGAACCATTGAATTATGACCTATAGGAATACCCGGGATTGATAAGGCTTCTTGTAGAGCGGGTGAAAATGGGATCCATCTTTGTTCTTTAAATTTAACATTTGATGCTAAACCCTTATTTGCTTTAAATTTGTCTAAATTGAATGCAGATTTTAGTTCTTTATCCGCCGCTTCAGTTAGCGATTTTCTTCCTTTTGCCATAACTTGTTTGTTTTTAATTAAAATGGAGCATCATCATCATCAAACAATTCATCAAATGAATCGGATTTTGATTTTTTAGCTACGGGTTTAGCAGATAAACTGTAATTTGATTTTGGTTCTTCTTTTACCTCTTTCTTTAAAGATTCTGTTGGTGTAACTTCTTCTCCATCGTCTTCAGGATTTAACCATTCTTGAAGTGCTTGTTTAATTACATCAAATGGAAGTGGTTTGTATAAATCTTTTGGATTTTCTTGTTCTTCTAACCATTTTTCAACTAAATTAGAATCATTGGATAATGAAGATTCTTTCATTGAAGGAGCAATTGTAGTTTTGTTATATGCTGTACCTGTAGATTCAGGACCAACTGTAACTAACTTAATGTCTCTACCAGACATCATGTCTGTAAAGTCACCTACTTCTTCATCAGCAGCCATTTGCAAAAATGCTTCGTAAATTTCTTTACCAAATTCCCATAATTGAACACCTTCAGCTTCTTCACCTCTTACAATTACAGGAGCATAGATACGAGTTTTCGGGTCTAATTTTTTAGCTAAACGCCAATTTTCTTTGTCGTTTGTTCCACGTAATTGTTTTGCAAATTCTGCAATAGGATCCTTTTCACCCCAATTTAATGGAGAAGCAATTACTTTTTTGCTACCTATTCCGTAATAAAACCGCATTTCTGTGAATGGGTATTCTTTGTTGTATTTAAACGGAACAACTCTAACCGTTTGTTTTCCAATGGTAGGCTTAAATCGCTTAACATTGCTTGAATTGTTGCTTGAACCACCATTGGTTTTTTGCATTGACTCAAGTTTTTTCTTAATTGCATCTAGATTCATAATATAACTTAATTTATTTGTTTACAACGTTTAATATACTAACCTTTATTTGGAAAACCAAACTAAATTTCAACAATTTTAAAAATCTTTGTATTTAATTGCTTAATCTCATTGTGTTGAGTTAACAAAATACAATTTCTATAATGTTGCCAATTTACTGGGAAATTAGTATCAACAACTCCACTGTTTAATTTTTTAATCAATTCGTTTAATGCATTGATTGTGTATAGTGTGTTTGATTCTTTTTTTCTATGTACCAAAATAGTATTGTCTGGAATGTCATTTACATTTCCTTGATCTACATTGTATGTAACTACATATTCGTTATTACTTTTAACATGTAGTACAAACATTTTATTGTACATGATACTATAACGAGATGATAATGTATTAAGTAGTTCCTCTAATTCACTTAATGGTGTAAAAGTACAAAATAGCCTATTATTCATTAGCAAATTATCAAATGTAAAATCATAATCATATTGATCATACATATGGCGGGGGTGTTCTAAAGTATCATGCATAACTTTTATTTAATGTTGTGGTAGTTTGTACCTTGTTTTTCTTTAATTTTAAACTTTTTATCTTTAAATACCTGTTTGATTTGCTCTATTACTTCCATTTCATTTTTATCTACATCTAACAAAAATGAATCGTAAACATACAATACAAGTTTAGTATTTTTCCCTCGTAATATTTTAAAAATATCCCACAGTATACAAACATTAGTTGCAGTTTCCAAGTTTTGTAGTACGTAATTTAAAAGCTTTTGTGGGTTCATATTTTCTAATTCAGCTTTAATAAATTTATGGTTTGAAACAGAACACTCAATATATCCTTCTGTGTTAAATAATTTCCATAAATTATCTGTATATGTTTTTACTTGTCGAAAAAAGTCCAAGGTTTCGTATTCTTTCCAAATCCCTCCATAAAGTTGTTTAAATGTGATTTCTTTTGCTCGGGCATAATCAACCCCATACATTTGAGCAAAAGACTGATGCACATCACCATCACCAAAACTATAATTACAGAGATTAGCAAGAAGGGTAGGATGATAAGCAGAAATATCAAACTCAATAAAAATCTGATTGCGGGGTATAAAACATTTTCTTTCTTCATTGTCTTTATTTAGGGATGAAAAGTTAATATTATTAAATGCATTTGAAGGACGTGTTGTTAATGTGTTTAGGTTATATTGCGTGTATATAAATTCGTTTACTTTTTGGTCGAAATAGTGTTCAAATAATTGAGTGTCTACTTTAATACCCGCTCGTTCTAATTGATTAAACACAAGTGCTGCTTTATTGTAAAATGAATTTGTGTTTGTGCTATCAAAGTTTGTAAAGTTTTGTTCACATACTTCATAGTGTTTTACAATTGGAACTATTGTGTTTAAATTTTGTATTTGAGGATATCTATTATAAATTTGTACATGAGATTGTGTAAGTTGAGGTATATACGTATGGGGAGATGGGGGTGGTTGGTAGCAATGCTTAATAGGGAAATAATGTAAAAATTCTTTTTTATCCCTTACATATATTTTTTCTATACTATTTAATACTTTTAAACAATCCTCTAATGTTGAATTTATTGTTTCACTATGGTTAACAGG